ACAATGTTTCATATGGATAACGCTCCAATTAATGAATTCTTTTTAGAGTACATTGCAAGACCACAGACTGCTGAAATATTTTTTGAAGATGTTTTAAAAGCTTGTGTGTTTTTTGGAATGCCTATATTGATAGAAAATAACAAACCTAGACTACTTTATCATTTTAAAAATAGAGGGTATAGAGGATTCTGTATGAATAGACCCGACAAACATTATACAAAACTTTCTAAGACTGAAAAAGAATTAGGAGGAATGCCAAATTCAAGTGAAGATGTTAAGCAAGCACACGCTTCTGCAATTGAATCTTATATCGATGAGCATATAGGTTTTAAATCTGAAGAAGAGATGGGAGATTGTGTCTTTACAAGAACATTAGAAGATTGGGCAAAATTTGATATTAACAATAGAACCAAGTTTGATGCAAGTATATCATCAGGGTTAGCTATAATGGCAACACAAAAACATCTCTATACACCTCTGAAAAAAGTTTCAAAAATAAAGGTTAACTTTGCAAGGTATAGTAACAAGGGTACACAAAGCGAAATTATTAGATGAAGAAAGTAGACATAAACATACAATCTGCAGGATTCCCTAGTCAATTTGTTTCAGATGCAGAAAAAGCTACTGAAGAGTTCGGTTTACAAATCGGGCAAGCCATTCAATATGAGTGGTTCAAAAAGGATAGTGGGAGTTGTAGATTTTACAATCAATCGGCAGACTTCCATAGGTTGCGTTTGTACGCAAGAGGAGAACAATCTGTAGGAAAATACAAAAATGAATTAGCAGTAGACGGAGATTTATCTTATCTAAATTTAGATTGGACCCCTGTTCCTGTACTTCCTAAATTCGTGGATATCGTAGTTAACGGTATGCAAGGAAGGGAGTTTGTTCCAAAAGCTTATGCACAAGATGCTATGTCTCAGTCTAAGAGAAGTAAGTATCAGCAAATGGTGGAAGGACAAATGGTAGCTAAACCTTTGTTAGAGGTTATACAAGAAAAAACAGGAGTCAATCCTTTTACAGTTGACGCTGAAGAGTTACCTAATACAGATGAAGAACTTAAGTTGTATATGCAGCTTAACTACAAACCTGCAATAGAAATTGCAGAAGAAGAAGCTATTAGTACTTTGTTTGAAGCTAACAAATATGATGACATTCGTAAACGATTAGATTATGATATGACTGTCTTAGGTGTTGCAATGGCAAAGCACGAATTTTTAATGGGAGACGGTGTAAAAATTAATTATGTAGACCCTGCAAATGCGGTGTACAGTTATACTGAAGACCCAAACTTTAAAGATTGTTTTTATTGGGGAGAAATTAAAACACTTCCAATTACAGAATTATTAAAGATTGACCAATCATTAACTAAAGAAGACCTAGAAGAAATATCTCAATCATCTCAGAGTTGGTATGATTATTTTAATACTGCACAGATGCAGCAGAATGATATATTTTATAGAGATACTGCAACCTTACTGTATTTTAATTATAAGACAACTAAGAAAGTTGTTTACAAAAGAAAAGTTCAGGACAATGGTAATATAAAAATGGTGGAGAAAGATGATTCTTTTAACCCACCTGCAGAAATGCAAGAAGAAGGAAACTTTGAAAAGGTTTCTAAAACTATTGATGTATGGTATGAGGGAGTAATGGTTATGGGAACTAACATTATGCTTCAATGGAAGTTGATGGAAAATATGGTTAGACCACAATCAGCTAGTCAGTATGCAATACCAAACTATGTAGCAGCAGCACCAAGAATGTATAAAGGTGCTATTGAATCTTTGGTTAGACGTATGATACCATTTGCTGATTTGATTCAGATTACACACTTAAAGTTACAACAAGTAATTGCTAGAGTTGTACCGGATGGTGTATTTATAGATGCAGATGGTCTTAATGAAGTGGACTTAGGTACGGGTAATGCTTACAATCCTGAAGATGCATTAAGAATGTATTTCCAAACAGGTAGTGTTATTGGTAGAAGTTATACTCAAGATGGTGATTATAATCAAGCTAAGGTTCCAATTAAAGAACTTCAGTCTTCATCAGGTGCTTCTAAAACTCAAATGCTATTAACAAACTATAACCATTATCTTAATCAGATAAGAACGGTTACGGGATTAAATGAAGCAAGAGATGCAAGTATGCCTGACCCTAATGGTTTAGTAGGCTTACAAAAAATGGCAGCATTAAATTCAAACGTAGCAACAAGACATATTCTTGACGCAAGTTTATATATCTATAGAACTTTAGCTGAAGCTATTACTTATAGGGTTGCTGATATTTTACAATACGCTGACTTTAAAGATGAGTTTATAAATCAAATTGGTAAATACAATGTATCTATACTTGGCGATATTAATGAACTATATATTTACGACTTCGGAATATTTATTGAACTATCACCTGACGAAGAACAAAGAGCACAACTTGAACAGAATATTCAGATGGCTTTATCTAAAGGAGATATTAATTTAGAAGACGCAATAGATATTAGAGAACTTAAAAATCTAAAACTAGCCAATCAACTTCTTAAGATGAAGAGAGTTGCGAAGCAAGATAGAGAAGAAAAAATGGCTGCTCAACAACAACAAGCACAAGCACAAGCACAACAAGCTGCCATTCAAGCACAAGCACAAGCTGCACAACAACAACTTCAAATGGAAACCCAAGCTAAATTACAATATAGACAGGGTGATGTTTCTTTTGAAATTGAGAAAATGAAGCAAGAAGCAATGTTGAAATCTCAATTAATGCAAGAGGAGTTTAATTTGAATATACAACTGCGTCAAATGGATGCACAACAATTACAAGGTAGAGAAGACCAAAGAGAAAAAGCTAAATCATCACGAATTTCTCAGCAGTCTTCTGACCAATCACAATTAATAAATCAACGTAAAAACAATTTACCTCCAAAGAATTTTGAATCTAACGAGGATAGTTTAGATGGGTTTGATATGGCAGAATTCAATCCAAGATAACTGTCTAAATTATTATTAATTTTTGTTTAACTTTGTATAAAATATAATCTAATCTAAATATAATATGGAATTTAAAGTAAAAGCAGTTGAAGCGGTTGAGGAAAAGTCTTCTCAACAGATAGAACAAGAACTACTTAACAAACACGAAGAGAAATTTTCAGATGCTAGTGAGACAGATAATACTGTAACACTTACGGATGAAAGTAATACAACTACTGATGAGGCAACTCCGGTAGCTGAACAAAATACAGAAACTACATCTTCAGAAGTAACTGAGGATGACGTTCTTAAATTTATTGGTAAAAGATATGGGAAAGAGATAAATTCATTAGATGAGTTTAATCAAACTAGGGAAGAGAATGAACCCCTCCCCGAAGATGTATCCAAATATCTAAAATATAAAAAAGACACAGGTCGTGGAATCAATGACTTCTATGAATTACAGAAGGATTATGATGAAGTAGCACCTGATAAATTGTTAGCTGATTATTTATCTGCAACCGAAAAAGGGTTGGATGCTGATGACATACAAGACTTAATGGAAGAGTATTCTTTCGATGAGGACTTAGATGACGAAAAGCAAATCAGAAAAATTAAGCTATCAAAGAAAAAGATTATTGCGAAAGCCAAAGATTATTTTGCAGACCAACAAGAAATGTACAAAGTTCCTCTAGAGTCTAGGGGTACTGACATTGAACTGCCTGCAAAAGAAGAAGAGGAATATAAACAATATGTAGCTAATGCAAAGACGGTACAAGAGAGAACCAAACGGAATAGGGAGGTTTATCTGCAAAAAACAAGCGATGTGTTTGACGAGTTCAAAGGTTTTGAGTTCGAATTAGACGGCAACAAAGTTTTGTTTTCACCCGGTGATGCTGCTGAACTGAAGAAGACGCATTCTAATCCTGTAGATTTTAGTAAAAAATATCAAGCAGAAGATGGAACGTTAACTAATGCGGCAGGATATCACAAGTCTTTAGCAATGGCAATGCAACCTGATAGGTTTGCGAAGTTTTTTTACGAGCAAGGTAAGTCTGCTGCAGCAGATGAATCAATGAGAAAAATGAAAAATGTTAATATGACAACACGCTCTGCTCCTGAAACTTCGTCTACTAAAAGTGGTATGCAAATTAAATCTGTAACTCCCGACCACGGTAGAGGGTTAAAGATTAGAAGTAGAAAAAAATAATAATAATTTTAAAAAAAAACAAAAATGAGTGTATCAAATATACCCGGTTTTGACTTACAACCAAGTGCTCAGAGAGTACCTGTAAGGTCTAACTACATTACAAACTTCGATTTCTTAAATCAGTATCTTCCTGATACTTACGAAAAAGAATTCGAAAGATATGGTAACAGAACTATCTCTTCTTTCTTAAGAATGGTTGGTGCTGAAATGCCATCTAACTCTGACCTTATCAAATGGGCAGAACAAGGACGTTTACATACTAAGTATACAAACTGTACAACTGCAGTAGCAGCAGGAGTAGATGTTGCTGATTTTGCTATCGCTGATGTTTTAAACCCGGCTTTCGTAAATGAAGCTTCAGGTTCTATTGCTATTCGTGTTGGTCAAACAATTATGATTACTAAGAACAATGGTGGAGGTAGTGTTAAAGCTATCGTAACTTCAGTAGACTATGCTACAAGAGTTGTATCAGTTGCATTTTACAATGCAGGTGGATTAACAACTGTTGCAGGAGATGTTTATTCTATGTTTATCTATGGTTCTGAATTCAGAAAAGGTACAGACGGAATGGCAGGTTCTTTAGAAGCTGATGATTTCATCTTCGAAAATTCTCCTATCATCATCAAAGATAAGTATGCAGTATCAGGTTCTGATATGGCACAAATCGGATGGGTAGAAGTAACTACTGAAAATGGAGCAAACGGATACCTATGGTACTTGAAGTCTGAGCACGAAACAAGATTACGTTTTGATGACTATTTAGAGACTGCAATGATTGAAGCAGTACCTGCAGCAGTAGGTTCAGGAGCAATCGCTACTACAGGTGATGTAGGTAACAAAGGTTCTGAAGGTATTTTCTACGTTGTAGAGAACAGAGGAAACGTATGGGGAGCAGGTAATCCAACAACTCTTGCAGAGTGGGATTCAATTATCTCTAGACTTGATAAGCAAGGTGCTATTGAAGAGAACGTAGTATTTGTTGATAGAGATTTCTCTTTTGACATTGACGATATGTTATCTCAACAATCATCTAATGCAGCAGGTGGAGTTTCTTATGGTCTTTTTGACAATGAGAAAGATATGGCTTTGAACTTAGGTTTCACAGGATTCCGTAGAGGTTATGACTTTTACAAGTCTGATTGGAAATACTTAAATGACCCAACAATGCGTGGTGGTTTACCAACTGCAGCAGGTTCAGGTAGAGTTAATGGACTTTTAGTTCCTGCAGGTTCTACTTCTGTATATGACCAAATCTTAGGGAAGAACGCTAAGAGACCATTCTTGCACGTTAGATATAGAGCTTCAGAAACTGAAGACAGACGTTACAAGACTTGGATTACAGGTTCAGCAGGTGGAGCAGAGACTTCTAGCTTAGATGCTATGGAGGTTCATTTCTTATCGGAAAGAGCAGTATGTACTTTAGGTGCTAACAACTTCTTCTTATTCAACCAATAAGAAGTAAATAATTAAAGGGAGGCAATATATATTCTGATGAGCCTCCCTTTTTTTTTAATATAAATTTTAATCTAATTCTATTATAATGAAAACAAAAAAGAAAGTTTACACGGACAAACAATATCGTTTGACACAGGCAGTAGCACCATTAGCCTTTATGCTACCAACAAGAAACAGTAAGAGATTTCCTTTAATGCACTTCGATGAAGAGACCGGTATCAACCGTTCTTTGAGATATGCAAGTAACCAAAAAAGTCCTTTCGAAGATGAACAAGATGGCAATGCTTTATTGACACCTATTATTTTTGAAGATGGATTTTTGCACGTTGCAAAAGAAAATCAAATACTTCAAGAATTTTTACACTATCATCCTTTACTCGGAATGAAGTTTGCAGAAGTTAACGCAGCTAAAGACGCAGCAGCAGAGGTAGAAGATTTAATGATAGAAGCTGATGCTTTGATAGAAGCTAAGTCATTAAGTTTAGACCAATTAGAAACTGTGTGTAGAGTTTTATTTAATAAAGACACTACTAAAGTTTCAACTGCTGAATTAAAAAGAGATATTTTAGTGTATGCTAAAAACTATCCTTCAGATTTTATGGAAGTTATTAGCGACCCTGAATTAAAAATGCAAGGAACTGTTCAACAGTTTTTTGATAGAGGATTTTTAGCTTTTAGAAAAAGTAATAAAGAAGTTTGGTTTGCTACATCAACAAATAAAACAAAACTACTTAACGTTCCTTATGGACAAAATGGTATGGACTTAGTTGTCTCACATTTAAAGTCTGACGATGGATTAGAGGTATTAAAGTACCTTGAAAGCTTATTATAATATTGTTATCTTTGTAACTTAGTCATCATCAGAGAGGTGGTGTTTTTTACTAAATTAAAATAATTTATTATGAACAAGTATTTATCATTTGCAGTAACAGACTTTGAGCCTGTACAAATTGCAATTAACGGAGGATTAACAGTTGGTGCAGTAACTGCAACTAACATTGCATTACATTCAGCAGATAGTGCGGTTGTATACACGCTAGTAGGAACAGGTTTTACTGTTGCTATGGCTGATTCAATCAACTACGCTTTAGTAGCTGCAGCACAAACTAATTGGATGAAAGCAGTTTCAAAGGTTTCTATTCCAAATGGACAGTTAGTTACTGATGTAACTATCGCTTAATTAACTAATCTTTTTAGATTTATAAGAGACCTCTTCATTTTGAAGAGGTCTTTTTATTTTGTTTATCTTTGTACAAAAGAATACAGATGATAAACTCAGTTAGACAAACGGTAATGTCAGTTCTGAATAAAAATAACTACGGCTATATCTCACCCTCTGACTTTAATTTGTTTGCAAAGCAGGCACAGTTAGATTTATTTGAGAATTATTTTTACTCATACAACTATCAAATATCAAAAGAAAATGCAAGGCAATCAGGAACAGGATATGCTGATATAACAAAAGGACTAGAAGAAGTTATTGATACGTTTTCCGTACAACTTCCTTTACTAAGAGATGGTGGGACAACTTTCCCTGAATCTTTATACTTCCTTCCTTCATTAACAACTACTAATAATGATTATTATATTATTAATAAAAATTTAGTATATAACAAAGTATTGATTTCTAATGCTACTACTACTGCAACAAATGGTGGTGGTACTAGAGTAGAAGATTCATCACAAAATTTTATAGCTTCAGGAGTACAAGTAGGAGATATAGTTTCTACTGTTACAGGAGGTGTTACATACAATACAATCGTTAGTAGTATTATAAATGCTACATCATTATTGGTTAGAGCAACTACAGGTGCAATCGTTTGGGATGCAGTAGGTAAAAATTATTATATTTACTCAAGTAAAAATATTAAAGAAGCAGAAAAAGTAACTCATAGTAAAATAACTATGTTAAACAATTCATTACTTACTGCACCAAATTTAACTTATCCTGCATATACACAAAACGGAGATTTTGCAGAAACATATCCTGATACCATTAATGGTATTGGACAGTTGGTATCTCAATATATTAGATTTCCTTTTATTCCTAAATGGACGTTTGTTGATTTAGTTAATGGTGAACCTGCATTTAATGAAGGAGCAGCGGATTATCAAGATTTTGAGTTACCAAATGATGACGAGGTTAATTTAGTTATGAAAATACTTCAGTACGCAGGTATGAGTATTAGAGAAGTACAAGCAGTTCAGTTTGCCGCAACATCAGAACAACAATCAGAACAAGAAGAAAAATAGATTATGGCATATATAACACAGTATCAGTATTACGAAAATTCAGGAGCAACTCCGGAGGATGCTAATTGGGGTTCATATCAGTATGTATCCTTAGAAGACATTGTTAACAATTTTATGTTAATGTATGCAGGGAATCATAGTCTTGTAAATAATGAAGAGAGATTTAAAATATTGTTTCACGCAAAAAGAGCAATTCAAGAATTAAATTACGATGCATTTAAAGAAGTTAAAATTTTAGAATTAGATGTGTGTGATACATTACGATTTGTATTACCATCTGATTATGTTAATTGGGTAAGAATATCTCAATATAAAGATGGTTTACTATATCCTCTTTCGGAAAATATTCAGACTAATTGGAGTGGTGCTTACTTACAAGATAACGATTGTAGAATATTGTTTGACCAAGATGGTGCAGCTTTAAAGCCTGAGTTTAGTACTATAGATTCTGAAAGAATTTTTGGAGGAAAACAATCTATTTATCTTAACTCAAACTCTGCAATGAATGGTAGAGAAGGATGGAACGTAGATGGGAATTGGTATTTTGAATATGGCATAGGTGCAAGATTTGGTTTAAACACAGAAACGGCTAATGTAAATCCTACCTTTAAGATTAATTCTAAGGGTGGTGTTATTAATTTTAGTTCAGGAATGTCAGGAAGTATTTGCATTTTAGAATATGTTTCTGATGGAATGGAAAATGGAGATGACAGTTTAGTTACTGTAAACAAAATGTTTGAGGATTTTATATACGCATATATTGAGTACGCAGTACTTGGTTCTAAGGTAGGGGTTCAAGAATATATTGTTGCTAGAGTTAAGAAAAAGAAAACTGCTCTTTTAAGAAACGCTAAAATTAGAATTAGTAATATACATCCCGGAAGATTATTACAAAATCTTAGAGGTAGAGATAAGTGGATAAAATAATATGGCAAATATAACTAGAAACTTTACTTCAGGTAAAATGAACAAGATGGTTGATGAGAGACTCGTTCCAAACGGGGAATACATTGACGCATTAAATGTTAGAATGGGTTCGTCAGAAGGCTCAGAAATAGGTGCAATAGAGAACTCAAAAGGTAATACAATAATAACAAACGTTCAGTTTGAAGGTCAAGCATTAAGTTCAAGTGCTAGATGTATAGGAGCGTATGAAGATGGTGCTGAGGAAACGTTGTATTGGTTTGTTAATGACCCGGAATTTGTTGGGACAGGAGCACCTGCAGGAGTTGTAGATTTAATATTATCATATAATACCAATTTAGATGTACTTACTTATCACGTTATTAGTGTAGGTGACCCACTAGATGCTACAAAAACTGTATTAAATTTTAACGCAGAGTTTTTAATTACAGGAGTTAGTAAAGTAGAAGACTTACTTTTTTGGACAGACAACTATAATCAACCACGACAGATAAATGTAGATAAAAATTATCCAAATCCAATAAGTGGAGTTGATGTTTTAAGTGCTGAGTCTTTACTTGTTATAAAAAAACCACCTATAACTTCACCAAGAATTAAACCTATTTCAACTTCTAGTCAAGATAATTTTTTAGAAGATAGATTTGTTTCTTTTGCATATAGGTATCGATATGAAGACGGACAATATTCAGCTACCTCTCAATTTTCAGGACCATCGTTCATACCTAAAACATTTAAGTATGACCCGACTACTGCTTTAAATGGAGGTATGTTGAATAGCACAAACCTTTGTGACATTACATATAATTCAGGAGGACCTCTTGTTATAGGTGTTGATTTATTATTTAAAGATATGAACTCTTCTATAATTAAAATTATAGAAAAATTAGATAAAGAGGAATTAGGGTTAGCAGATAGTACTGATTACTTATATACTTTTAGTAATAGTAAAATATTTACAATATTAGCTGACTCTGAAATATTAAGATTAAACGATAACGTACCGTTACTTGCTCAGTCTCAAACGATGATGGGTAATAGATTAATGTATGGTAACTACTTAGAGGGATACGACTTAGTTCGTAATAAAGTTAAAACTAAATTAGAATATGATGTAACTGTTACCAATAAAATAATTGGTCGTGAGCAAATTGCTTCAACACTAACAACGGGTACTTACACAATAGATGGGAATGTAACTATTGTTGGCTCTGTTATAAATATTGATTTAGCAGGACAAACACTAATACAAGGAGCGACCTTAAGTCTTTTTATAAGATTTCAACATTCACAATTTAGCAATACACCTCCAACACCTGCGGATACAACTCAAGAAGTAACAATACAATTTATATACACACTTCCGCAAGACTTTGCTAGTGTCTATGACCTAGCTATATCAACTGATTTTTCAGAAAAGATAGGAGTTGCTTCACAAATACTTGCACCTCAAGCTTCTTGTAATGGCGAAAGTCTTACTGATGTATTTAACTGTAGTATTCCTAATGAACTAAGTGGATTCTTTAAATATGAAAGTGGTATAAGTGCAGCAGCACAACCAATTGCAATTGGTGCTAGTCCATCTTCAGATGTTATTACACTACAGATACCTGCAGTAAGATATGTTGATAATCTTGTCACGATTACTGATAGTGTCTATGAGTATTATATAATAAATATTATAGATATTATTTTTCAAGATATAGGAAATCCTTCTAGCTTGCATAGTAATAGAGGGTATGAGATTGGTATAATTTATATGGATGAATTTCTTCGTTCAACAACTGCGTTAGTTAGTAGAAATAACTCTGCTCATATTGGTTGTGAAAATTCAGACACACAGAATAAAATTAATGTAACAATACCAACAACACAGATTGCACCGGAATGGGCATCTAGATTTAAGTTTTGTATAAAACCTGATAAAGCAGATTACAATACTATATTTAGTCAATTCTTTTTTAGAGACAATACTTCAGGAGCCGATTACTTTTTGCTTGATGGACAGAACGCTCAAAAAATAGAAGAGGGTGACGAGATGATTGTAAAAGCTGATACCAATGGTCCTAGACCAAACTGTACTTTTACTACAGTACTAGAAAAAAAAGCACAACTAAAAAACTTTCTTGGTGATGACAAACCTTTAGACCAAGGAGGAAATGAAATAGAGATTCCTTCAGGAGTTTATATGAAACTACAAGCAAATAATTTTAGCACAGTAGTTGGAGAAAATCCTGTAGTTGACCCCGGAGAATTAACTTCTCAAGGTGGTGGTTGTAGAATTGTTAGATATCCTGTGGATGTTGAAAATCCCCAACAACCGGGAACGTTTATTGATTATGATATACCTTCAGGCTCAAGAATTTCATTCAGAATAAGTAATATTAGAAAAGGTAATACGTCAGGTGGTTTGGGTTTAGGTAATGTTGCTAAAAAGTTTTGGGTAGTAGATGAAAACTTTGTCGCACCTCAAGATTATACCAATTTTAAAGCTTGGTTTGATGGGAATAATATTCAGCAAGTTTTACAAGTACAGGCAGAAGATGAAGGTACAGGTGTACAAGGACCTAACTATTCGCCAACGATTCAAAGCATTTCAGGAAGACCTTGTAATTCAGGAAATGTCTATACTAACTTTGAAACAAGTGGAGGTAGGTCATTTTTTGGTGTAAAAAGTAGTGAAGGATATAGCGGTGGTAAAAAAAATACTAGACTAGAAGTTGAAATTGTAGTTGTTCGTGCAAACGGATTATTAGTTTTTGAATCTAAACCTGCAGATACAGTACCTGATTTATGGTATGAATCATCTGAGTCATATGGAATTGACAAAACTAATGGAGAGCACAGAGGTAATATTCAAAATCAAAATTTTGCAAGTAACACACCTGCTATTATTCAAACTGCTTTTGAGAATTGTTTTACTTTTGGTAACGGAGTTGAAAGTTTTAAAATTCAAGATTCAGTTATAGGTAAGCCTATGGTAATGGGTAACAGAGCACTTACAACTAATGAAGTAGATTACGCAGCAATAATTAGATTCTCAGACATTACTTATAGTGGTGTGTATAACGAAGAGTCTAACATAAACAAGCTAAACGAATTTAACGCAGGTCTGTTGAACTTTAAGGCTTGCGAGCAATCGTTTGGTCCTATTATGAAAATGCAGGCTAGAGAGACAGATATATTAGTTTTACAAGAAGACAAGATATCTTATGTTTTATCAGGAAAGAATTTACTTTCAGATGCAGGAGGTGGAAGTTCTTTAACGTCTGTTCCACAAGTATTAGGAACTCAGATTGCAAGAATAGAAGAGTATGGTATTAGTCAAAACCCTGAGAGTTTTTCTATATACGGAGCAGAGAAATTTTTTACAGATGCTAAGAGAGGTGTAGTTGTAAAGTTGTTAGGTGCAGGAGGTCAATCAGACCAATTAACAATAATTTCAAACGAAGGTATGAGACCTTGGTTTAGAGATTTATTTCAAGTTAATTTTACTACTCAGAAACTAGGAGGGTATGACCCTTATATGAATGAGTATGTTTTATCTAACAATACAATTCAACTACCGGCTCCTAAGATTTGTATCAACTGTGGTATTTCAAAAACATTAAATATTAAATCCACTAAAGCATTTACTCAATGTTATGATGTTGGAAGTTTAGTTGGTGATGTTAAGATTAACTATATTCTTAATTCAATTGTTGCAGGTAGTACTTTTACTGTTTCTGCAACATACAATGCAACTACTGTTACATCGGGAGCCGTAACGGCAAGTGGAAGTATAACTATATCTAAAAATTTAGTTTTAGACTCCGAAGTAGATTTAACAATTACCACTACAGGTGAAGTTAATGTAACTGCTACGGTAGAATGTCCTGATGCTGATGACATTAGTATAAAATTAATTCACTTGTCAAGTAACAATGAGGCAGCCTTACAAATACACGATGAGTATAGATGGGTTGATGGTTCATTTGTTTCACCTTTACATTCAGAACAAGTTATTTTTGGAACAGGAACGTTCCCTATTGTTTCTTTATTTCAAACTATAACAGGTGAACAGGGAGCAGGAGTTATACCTACCAACGGTGCGGTTGTACAAATGTTATCAAACAAAATAAATAACGACACCTTTAACTTTAATATTTTAGAAGATACTTTTCAGTACTTAAGAAGTAATACTCTATATGGAAATAATCCTACAGACATAGCTTTATTATTAGCTGCGGTAACAACTGCTACACCAAACGTTGCTCCTACAAATGGGAACACGGCATTTAGTGCAGACTTTGTTATGCCTAGTACAGGACAGTATTTATACTTAGTATGGGATACTAGAAACTCTACTGCATTAGATTTATGTTTTGGAGCAACTGCAGTAGCAGCTTGTTGTAGTTGTACAGGGTCAACACCTAATACTAATTTTACATTAGAAGATTGTTCAACAGGAATAAATTTCACAGTTGAAGATACTTATGGAGTGTTTTCAATTGGTGATGTGGTTCAATATAAAACAGGACTTGTTCCAAATCTAGGTTCTATCGTTGAGTGTGGAGAAATAATAAGCGTAGGAACAACTCCAAACGCTACATTATATTCTGCAGTCGCTAGATTCTGTGGTGATACAGTTAATTGTGGAGACCAACAACCAAGTAATTGTAAGCAATATCAAACATCAACAACAAGTGGTTCAGGTATAACATATACATATACAGATTGTAATGGTGTAGCAAGAACAGACTCTGTTGGTGGAGCAAGTGGTTATGATTCAAACAGTTTCTGTGCTATAGATGGTACAGTAGTAGGAGCACCTAACTTATTAGACGAAGGGGATTGCTTGTTTTAAACAATTATAAATAAAAAAGAAGATGGCAATATATTATTTAGATGGAACAACATTATTAAACTCACAAGCAGTTTTTTCAGACCAAGCATTATCGACTTGTGCACCTGATGGGTTCTACTCTGATGGTACAATATCAAGAGAGCAGATTAGTTGTGTGTTACAAGCAGCACAGAATTGTGGGAGTTGTGGTGTTGCCTGTGGAGGTACAATTGCAGGAAGTGGTAATCAAGGTATTTACTTACTTGATTTAGATGCAGGTGGAACAAATACAGACACCGGTGCAATTGTTATAACATATAATCCTTTTGGAATACCTGATGGATTTAAAGCTATTTACAATGGGGTTACTTACAATAAGTTAAGTTCACCTGTTGATGGATACCACGCTTCTACAGTAGCTACAAACTTTACATTTATTGGAAACACTAATGATGACTGTGGGATATCAGGTTCAACATACACACTTAATGAATTTTCATATAATTCAGGAAGTAATGCTTTTGTAGCATCAGGAAGTACTCAAAGTGTTTCAGTAGCTGCAGGAGATGTGTCATTATCTGCTTCAGACCCCGGTCTTTGTGTAGCAGTTATACCAAAACCAAATGCGAATCCTTCAACTGTAAATTTTAGTTTTGTTGGACCGTGTTCAAACACGGCTTTTAATATTGCAGTTGCTTGTCCTATTAAGTTATCAAGCTTTCAAACAAACACTACTACCCGTTCTACATCGGCACTAGCTTGTGCCCTTGCTATTAACGGAGCATTCTTTAATGTTCCTGTAACAGGAACTGCAGGTAATCCTGCATTACACGATTGGATTTTTAGTGATAATAACGGACAGTTTGCAGCAGCAAATGGATTCTATAAAAAAGGAACTAACAATTACATAGAAGTATTAAATGGAGTTGTTGTAAGCACAGGAACTTGTGCAGTTAATTCATTTTTCATAAGCACAGTAAGAACAACTTGTACTGATTTCTGTACAACTAATTACGCTATAACTACATCTAAAACTGTTAACAGTAATAACAGTTATGCTAACCTAGCAATAGGTGATGAAATACCACCTTCTGTTTTAATAGATGGTTTTTACGCATATGCAGCAACAGTTACGGATACGGCTACAGGTATATTTAGAATAATGACATTGTCAAACAATGTAATAACATCACTAGCAGAATGTAGTGGTTCAAACTGTGTAATTTTATAAATAAAAACAATGGCAAATTCAAACGTACCAACAAAAGAAAACTATACCATCTCACACGACTCTCTTACAAAAGGGTTCCCTTCTTTCTATTCTTACTTTCCTGATTGGATGATAGGAATGAATAATTTTTTTTATACGTTTAATGGCGGTAACCTTTACCGTCATAACACAAACGAGAGTAGAAATAATTATTATGGTGTTAATTATCCATCTACTTTACAGTCAGTATTTAATGACCAACCTTTACAGAATAAGTTATTTAAAACAATGAATCTAGAAGGAGATGATAGTTGGGGTGCAACAATGACAAGTGACCAACAAGAGACAGGATTTATTTCTCAAAGTTTCTTTGAAGAAAAAGAAGGTGCGTACTATGCGTTTATAAGAAACTCAGGAACTGTTCCTGCGTCTTTATCTGAATATGCATTACGTTCATTAAATGGTTTAGCTACAAGTTCTAATGTTTCTGTAGCAGGTTCATTAACAACAATAAGTTTTGCTACATCAATTAATATTGGAAACATTATAAGTATTGGTGATATGGTATATTTTGGAAATCCAACTCCACAATTAGCAGGTCAGGTTACTGCGGTAAATCAAAACTTACCTGCAGGATTAAACGACATAGTAATAAACAATAACGGAAACACATTTATTCCTGTTGTAGTACCGACTCCAACTACAGTTACACTACCAAGTATAACAGAGTATATCTTATATATAAAAAACTCAATAGCCGAATCTCACGGTATACTAGGACACTATGGTGTGTTCACTTTAACCAATAGCAATACCTCAGCAATAGAACTGTTTGCAGTTGAAAGCGAAGTAATGAAATCTTTCCCTTAAAATTAGTATCTTTGTAAGTAATATGGATAATGTTGATGCAAAGCTTAGTAATCCGGAGTATGTCCTAGAGTATATAAACCAAAACAGAGGTTTATTATGGGACAAAATAAAAGATTTTAAATCTATTATTACTTCTACCGAGGGTGTTGTACTTAACCATACGGAAGAGATGGATAATATGTGTCCTTTAAAGCATCATATAGAAGATGGTATTTATACAAGAGAACTATTTATGCCTAAAGGATTTTTAGGTGTGAGTTATATACACAAAACTAATCATCCTTCTTTTTTTATGAGTGGCGAAATGTCTATGGTTACAGACACAGGTAGCGTTGAAAGAGTAAAAGCACCTATGGTTGTGCAAACAAAAATAGGAACTCAAAGAGTTGTTTATGTACACGAAGATACCGTATGGGTATGTACTTATAGAACCGATGCCACTACCGTAGAAGAAGCAGAAAAACAAATATACACGGAGGACTATAGAGAACTTCCTGAGTATATAATTGAAAAACAAAATAGATTATGTCAGGATTAATAGCAGGAATAGGAGTTGGTGTATCAGCCATAGGAACCGGATTAAGTTTTGGGCAAGCAGCATCTCAAAGAAAATTGTCTGAAGAGGCACAGAGACAAGCTGATGCAGCAATGGAGAAAGCTAGAGATAGATTGGATGTAAATTTTGCAGAAGGTCAATCAATAAAAAAAGAAGGTTACGAATTAGAAAGAGAAGCCAACTTAGCAGCAGGTGCACAGGCAATGATTGCTAGTGTTGAAGGAGACACTAGGGGTGGAGCCGCAACTGCAGGTAGAGTTTTAGCACAACAAAATGCAGCACAAGCACAAACTCGTGTTGCTATGGGTGATGAACTTACCAATATTGAAACGTCAATAATGGAAGAAGAGTCTAGACTTAGAGACTTAAACGTATCATTAGATTTAGAAGAGGTTGCAGGTAACCAACAAAAAGCATCAGATGCAGCACGAAAAGCTTCAGCAGCAACTTCACAAGGGATTCAGCAAGGTATACAAACTGCAGGTGCAGCAGCCGCAGCATTCATTCCTTTATACCAAGAAAAAGTACAGAACCAAATTGATGCTACAGGAGCAATGAGTTTAACTCCGGAACAATACGCAAAATTTGGGAATGTGAAAGGTGGTAGTATGGGTAAAGAGGGAACAGGTAAATTTACTAATCTTGACTTTGATAAGATAGGAGGTATGGACCGTAGAGAATTTAAAAGCTTTAAAAAAGATTTAACTGCTGACCAATCAGCAATGCTTTTTAAAAGCACCCAATATTTAAAAAACTACAATAGTTATCCTACCTTAAGTCTTGATAGTGATGAGGGGAACGGAGTACTAATAAACCCTATAACAGGTAGACCTTGGGGAGAATAATAAACGAATAGATAACTATGGCAACAGCATATAAGTACGTTGAATCGCAAGTAGATGACCAAGTAAATTGGGCAGAAGTAACGAGCAATGTAACAAATACATTAAAAGAAGAAGTTCGTGTACGAACAGAAAAGAAGGCTGCTATAGATGCTGCTTCTCGTGAGTATTCTAAAGTACTTAACAATGTTCCTATTGGTGAGAATACAGAATTAAATAAGTTTGCGTTAAATGCTGCTGCTGATTTGCAGCAACAAATGCTAATGCAAAATACTTTATTAAAGTCAGGTCAATTAGACCCAAGACAATATACCATTATGAGACAGAACTTAACGGATGGTACTGACCAAGCGTTTAGTTTATTTCAAAATTATAATGCAGAGTATGAAAGAAAAATGGCTATGATGGACCCTAACCTTCCTGCTAATGAGCGAGCATCTAAAATGCAGACTTGGCAAATGGAACAACTAGAAGGATTTGGTAATTTCAAAAATAGTAAATTAGTTATTAATCCTAATTCAGGTTTAATGACTATGGCTAAGATGATTCCTGACCCTAATTTTAAAGGGGACGCTAAAAACGCTCCAATGATTCCTGATATGAATAACTTACAAAGTGTTCAGACTTTAGAGAACAGACTTAAATCTACCACTACTCAGTACGATGTAATAGGTGCAGCAGATACTTATTTAGATTCTTTAGGTGCAGATAAAAGAGCAGTTATAACAGGACTAGGTCAGAAGTATACATCAGCAGTAATCAAAACAATTTCAGATGCTACCGCAAAACAAAAGGGTTCTTGGAAGAATATGAACCTAGCTGACTTAACTGTAGAAGCTAAAAGATTAGGTGTTAAAGTTGAAGATTTAAAAGAGATTACTTTATTTAGTGAGGCTCAAGACAATTGGGTTAAAGGTCAACTTGATATAGGTGGTACTGCAGCAGCTTCAGTACTCTTAGATTTTAAAAGCGTTAATCAAGAAACAGGAAAGCCATATACTCAGCTTGCATACTCAGTAGAGAATCAAGCTAAGGCAAATGCAGATTCTAATATCATTATAATGGAGCAGGTTGATGGAAGAATGGTTCCTAAATTAAGTGCTAAACAACAAGCACAAGCTGAGAGAATTATGAAGACTCAG